ATTAGCAATTGCTGCTGAGAAATCATTCATCCTAGCATTGGGCAATGCTGGCATAAAGTGATGTATTGTTCCATTAACAGCAGACTTACCATAATCTCTTAAACGACGTGCTTGTTGTGCTTTTTCAGGGTCTTTAAGGATTACAACTCCTCCTTCACCAGCAGGAATTGGTTTAGTTGGAAAGAATGATAAGATTGCTGCATCACCAAATGTACCAACATATTGACCATTTATTTTGACAAGAGGTGCATGAGCACAATCTTCAATAAGCATGACACCACGTTGTTTACACAGATTTGATATCTCTAAGATATCTGGATTAGGATATCCACCAATATGAGTAAGAACAATAGCATCAGGTTCATGCTCTAGAGCATTCTTTACAATTCTAATGTCTGGCATAAGCAGATTCTTTTTAGAACCAAGAAGAATAATCTCCTTATTAGCAGAGATCCAAGGAAGACAACTGGCAAAGTATGTATTTGATTGAACTGCTATTCTTTTAATCTGTGGATACAGAACACTGATTGACTGTAGTGCTGTGCCACCACTAGAAGTGGTTACACAGGGGCGTTGATAGATTTCTGAGAGTGTATCTTCAAGCAGTCTTGACTGTGGACCTGTAGACCAAAATCCTGAGTGTAATACATCAACTAATGATTTCTCAAGTTGTTCATTGATTGATTTATTAAAGTCTAAAAATTTATAACCCATCATCACCCCTCCAGTAGGTTGACCATTTTGGATCTAGATGTTCAATAGAAGATGCGAAACGTAAATCGCATGATAATCTTGGAATCATATTGTTAGTATTAAAGGATGCATGTACAGCATTTAGACAATGAAATACAACATCTCCTTTAGAAATAGTTGGTAATTGCCAAGTGGTTTCAAGTTGATCTGCCAGATTCTTTAAGTCACTAGTAATTGTTCTATCTTTTTTTACCAATGCTGATATAGTTTCAATATTTTTGTGAGAGTTTTGAAGATAAACAAGTTGACCATGTTGAACATCAGCAGGTCCAATTGGAATCCAAGCAGTGATTGCTTTAGTATTATCTTTTACACGAAAATATTCTCTATCACGATGAGCAAGGGTACATCTAGAACTAAAATGAGAAAAACTTCTTAATATAACCCTAGGACATAGAACAGATTGTTCTGAATTTAACAATACTGCTGCTAACCTTTTAAGTATATCTGAATGTATAAAATCACAAAAAGGTTTTGATTTTACAAAAATATTTGCTGGATGTGAACCAACACCATGACGTGATTGCAAATTCTTTACGTGAGTCCAGTCTTTACCATCATATGTATAGTCTCCATCAAACATAGAGAAGTATTGACTCCTTATGGAATCAATTACCTCATCAGGAAAAACATCTTTAACTACTAAAAAACCTTCAAAACATTCACTGTTATATGCATTAAGAAGATCAGTTGATTTAATATAATGACATAAAGGTGGAGCAGTTACTTCAAATGATTTTTCAGAAGCTGTTAAATTGATTGACATTTCTGATTATTCTTGAAGATTTTCTGATCCACCAATAGGGTCTAATTTCAAAGTAGTAGCAGAATTTTTAGTCGCAATCTCATACATTTGTTGGTGAATGTTTTCAGATTCTTTTGTTCCATAGAATTTGTGTGCCTCTTGCTTGAATGCTTCAAATTCTATTTGCATTTCAGACTTTGGAGGGTCTTCAAACCAATCATCATGTGGTGTTAATGCAGGTGCAGGAACTCCTACATATGGTTCTTTATCAATCTCCTTACAGTCAACTACATTTTCATCAATTGCACACTCAATATCTTCTTCTTTGAAGATACCTGCTTTCTTTCTAAGTAGGGAAGTCTGTGTCTCAAAAATTTCTATAATTTTTTCAATCATGACCATTGAAGTTTTTTAGTATATTCATATGCATAAATCTCACGATTGCCCTTGATTCCCCATCCTAACCAATAGTAAGCAGGAACCATGTATTGTCTAACAGTTTTTCCTGAACCCTCAAACTCTGGAAGATAACGTTGGAAAGTAGATTCATTGATCATATAAGAAGTTTGTCCCTCAAGTGAAGAAGGGTCACAATCATACTTATTACAAAACTTTCCAAGATTATTATAACGACCTATTGAGGTCCACTGAATAATCCCATACCCACCACTATGACAATTGTTGTAAGGAACTCTAGCCCCTCCCTCGCATATGTTGGAAATGAAAAGACTCTCCTGTTTAATATTTCCCAGAATCGTAGCAAGAGCATTGCGGTCTGTGATTCTTGTTTTGTTTTGAAGTTCTTTGAGGACATACTTTTCTTCTGGAGTACAGTCATCACATTTCCAAGATGCTTCATACTGTACAACTGGGATGGGTTGCACAACTGGTTGCTGTGGAACCTCCTGTGCAGTCATAAAACCAAGTGCAATCAATGCTTTAGCAATCATAGGTGAAATAGTCCTTCCTGTAATAACGACCAAGGATATTGCTATTATAAAAGGCAGGCGTCCCATCTGTCAAGCTCTCAATTAGGACATTATTTATGAAGAGCTGCCTGGTCTCCTCATAGTTAGTCTTACCTACAGTGGTGTGGAGACTCAATATAGTTCTTCTAAAGGATTCCTTTCCGAATCTGGCAACATCTTCCTTAAGCTCTGGACAAGATCCATAGTAGTTGCGCCAGTTGCTTTCAGATGTAACTCTCCTTCGTTTTCTATCTTTATTTG